GTACTCAAGGAGCAGCTGCAGCAGTCGCGGGAGACGATCGCGCGTCTGAAGACGTCAGATCCAGCGCGCGTGTACCTGCTGATGCGTGAGCAGCGCGAAACGGTCCGCGAGATCTCGGAGATCCAGGGCAACGGGCAGGTGAAGGGTGTGACTCTTGCAGACCAGCTTGCAGAGGCCCGCGCTCGTCGGGCTGCAGGAGCCTAGGCTCCTCACCCTTCCGGAGCGTGCTGGTTCGCTCGGCGAGGAGGCGCTGGACCTCTGTTTCCTCGCTGGTGTCCGTGAGGACCCGTGGCAAGAGCTGATGATCGACGCGATCTTCTCGGTCGACTCGTTCGGGCAGTGGGTGTGCACGGAGTTCGGGGTGCTCGTCGCCCGCCAGAATGGCAAGGGCAACATCATCCTCCCGTTCGAGCTCGCGCATCTGTTCCTCTGGCCGAAGCCGGACGGTGAACCGAAGACGATCGTGCACACGGCGCACGAGGTGAAGACCTCGAACGAGGCTTTCAGGAAGCTGAAGCGCGTCATCACGGCGTCGCCGATCCTGATGGGCGAGCTGCTCGGCGGTGAACGCGGGATCAAGGACAACAACAACGAGCGCGGTATCGAGCTGGCGAACGGCAACCGCCTCCTGTTTCTCGCGCGCTCCCGCAACTCCGGCGTCGGTTTCTCGGTTGACGTCCTGGTAGTCGACGAGGCGCAGCAGACACCGATGCCGGCGATGGACGCGCTCCTTCCGACGATGTCAGCGATGGAGAACACCCAGGTGCTGCTCACGGGCACTGTGCCCGACGAGCTCAACGATGCCGAGTACTGGGAAGGTGTCCGCGATCGCGGCCGCACTGGACGTGACCCGCGCACCGGGTGGGCGGAGTTTTCCCCGAAGGGGTCGGATAAGCCGAAGACGGCAGTGCTGATCGACGTTCGCGACGAGTCGAACTGGCGGACGTCGAATCCGGGCCTCGGACATCGCAAGGGCTTGGATCGGAAGACGATCGAGGACGAGATCTCGCGCCTCGACCCTGACGCGGTGCGCCGGTTGCGCTTCTCGGTGTGGCCGAACCGCCCACGCGAGGTCGCACCGCAGCTCTCCGAGCTCGACATGAAGGCATGGAAGCGCTCGAAGGACAAGACCGCCGGCGTCGTGGGTGATGGTGCGGTAATCGCGCTGGCGCTTGGCCGCGGTGGCGGGTTCGCGACGATCGGCAAGGCCATCCGTGTCGATTCCAACCACATCGCCGTCGAGCACCACAAGACGGAGCGTCAGACCCGCTGGGTCGTGCCGGAGATCAAGGCACTTAAAGCCGAGCTCGGCGACGCGCTTCTCGTGGTCGACCCGAAAAACGCTGCTTCGGTGCTTGCCGATCTTGACGCCGCGAAGATCAAGTACCTCGCGATGAATCTGGACGAGATCGCTGCCGCGCATTCGCTGTTCATCGAGTACGTGAACGAGGGTCTGGTGCCGCACCGCGACCAGGACGAGGTCACGAAGTCGCTCACGTTCGCCACCACGCGCCCGCTGGGCCGCGCGGGGTACACCTGGGAACCGTCCGACCCGTCGAAGCCCGTGTCACACGCTCAGGCGGTCACGTGGGCGTTGTGGGGCGTACTCAAGTCCGAAGCATCGCCCAAGAAACAGCCCGCAGAAGTTCGCGGCTACTCGTAGGAAGGGAGCCGCAGTGGCCAAGGACGCAACCGAGCTCGGGGATCTGATCGCCTCACACGCGACGGATTCCCGCGCAGAGTGGTCGCGCTTGTCGACGCTCCAGAAGCGAATCGAGGGGAAGCTCACCCGCACGTGGATGCCCGACAACGCGGACCTCGAGTACAAGGATCTGTTCCGCAAGTCGGTGTCGCCATGGCTCGCGTTCGCGCGCGACTGCATCGCTCAGGGCCTCATCCTCGATGGGTATTCCAGCGATCGCGTCTGGAATGAGGCGTGGCAAGCGAACGGCATGGACGGACGGCAGGGCGCTGTCAACCGCGAGGTCGTTGGGCTGGGGAAGTCGTTCCTGATGACGATCCCGGCGGAGACAACCGGGCAGGTTGTCATGCGGCCGCTGTCGGCGCTCGGCACGTACGCGCTGTTCCGCGATCCGTGGGACGAGTACCCCGAGTTCGTGTTTAGCCGCGTCGGGAAGACCCGGGCGAGTTTCTGGTCTTCGGAGTGGATCGCTGTCGATGACGAAGCCGTGTACCGGTTCCATGGCGACCCCCGCCGCCCAGAGGGCTTGCGGGTGTCTGCGCATGAGCTCGAGTACACGCCGGTCACGCAGCTGTCGAACACGCTCGCGATCAACGGGGAACCGCAGTCGAGCGTGGAGGCCGCGATTCCGGTGTACCAACGCATCGTCGACGCCACGTTCACCCTGCAGATGGTGCAGCGCTACGGCGCGTTCCCGCAGAAGTGGATGGCTGGGGGCGAGATCGGCACGAACGCGGACGGGACTCCCGCCGTGCGTTCGTCGGTCGACTCGCTGCTGCACGCGCGTGGTGAGGGTGGCGAGTCGGCGCGTTTTGGGACGTTCGAGGCCGCGAACATCGAGCAGGTCGTCGGCGCTGTCGACGCGCACATCAAGCACTTGTCAGCCGTGCTGCAGGTCCCGCCGCACTACCTGGTCGGCCCGGTGGTGAACATGTCCGCTGAGGGCATCGCGGCGGCCGAATCGGGCTACTTCCGGAACATCGCCGATCGACAGATGTCCATCGGCGAGGGGTACGAGCAGGCGATGCGCACGGCCGCTGCGATCCTGGGAGACGAATCGGCCGCGTCGGACCTTTCCTCGCAGGTGCACTGGGCCGACGTGTCATCCCGTTCGCTGGCGCAGATCTCCGACGCCGTGGTGAAGCTGGCCGCGGTCGGCGCTCCGCTGGAAATGCTGTTCGCGATGGTCCCCGGCTGGTCCAAGACGGACGTCATCGAGGCCGCCGCGGCCGTGCGCACTGCACCGCCGCTCGCGGTCACGCAGTAACGACTTCACCCGCTCTCGCGGGGATGCAGGTACGACAGCTGCTCTCCTGTCGGTACATCGACGGATCTACGGAGGATCACCCATGTCCATACCCATCACCGAACCCGCACCGCCCGCCGCTCCGGCAGGGGACACGACGCCACCCCCGGCGCCGCCCGCACCACCGGAGTTCAAGGCGCCGGCGTCGCAGGACGAACTCGACCGCATCGTCGAGGGACGTCTGCGTCGCGAGCGTGAGAAGTTCGCGGACTACGACGAGCTCAAGCGCAAGGCGACTGAGCACGACGCGTACGTGGAGTCGCAGAAAACCGAGCAGCAGAGGGCGATCGACGCAGCGAAGGGCGAGGCCTCCACGGAGGTCACGCAGAAGTTCCTGACGAAGCTCGTCCACGGCGACGTGAAAGCGATCGCCGCGACGCTCGGGTTCAATGACCCGGCCGACGCGCTGCAGGTGCTCGGCACGGATCTGCCGGTGAAGGACGACGAGCCCGACACAGCCGCCATCAAGGCGCTCGTGGAGCAGCTCGCGAAGGACAAGCCGTACCTGGTGAAGGACGACGAGCGGCCGAAGCCGCGGACCCGCCCCAAGCCTGCGGAGGGTGAGAAGCCCGAAAAAGACAACCACGAAGGCAAGGGTCGCGCCGCGGCCGCCCTTCGGCAGCTCGGCGTCGCCCGCAAAGGCGGATGACGAAACCCTCTCGTTCTGAAAGGAACACCAGCTCATGGCTGACATCACTCGCGAAGAAGTCGCGACCCTCATCCAGGAGGAGTACTCCGACTCCCTCCTGACCACCGTCGACGAGCAGTCGGCGGTTATCCAGGCGTTTGGGACCGTGCCGCTCGGCACGAAGATCACGAACGCCCCCGTCCTCGCGACGCTGCCCGAGGCCCAGTGGGTTTCGGAGTCCGCGACCGCTGACGAAGGCAAGAAGCCGACGTCGCAGGTCACGTGGGCGAACAAGCAGTTCGTCGTCGAAGAGGTCGCGGTCATCGTGCCCATCCACGAGGACGTCCTCGAGGACGCCACCGACAGCCTGATCGCATCGATCATCGCTGCCGGCGGCACCGCCATCGGCAAGAAGCTCGACCAGGCGGTCATCTTCGGCACTGACAAGCCGACCACGTGGATCTCGCTCGACCTGCTCGCGGCTGCGATCGCCGCTGGCAACGACTTCGAGATCTCGCCCACCCCGGGCGAGAACGACCTCGTGGGCGCGATCTTCCAGGCCGCGGGCGCGGTGGCCGACTCGGGTGCAGACCCGACCGCGCTGCTCTCCGCAGCCGGCCTGCGCTGGAAGATGTCGAACCTGCGCGACGCAGACGGCGGCAAGCTGCTGACCTCTGTCGCCGGGCCCGACGGGCTCGTGCGCGACGACGTCGCCGGCCTGGCCGCCGCGTTCGTGAAGAACGGCGCGTGGGACAACGCCGAGGCGACCGCGATCGTCGCGGACCGCTCCCGTGTGAAGATCGGTGTCCGCCAGGACATCACGGTCAAGTTCCTCGACCAGGCGACGGTCGGCGGGATCAACCTGGCAGAGCGCGACATGGTCGCGTTCCGCTTCAAGGCGCGGTACGCGTACGTGCTCGGCAACACGATCAACTCCGCCGGAGTTGCGTCGGAGCCGGTCGGCGCTGTCCTGCCCTACTCGGGTTCCTGACCCGAGCGCGGGCGCGCGTCCAGCTTCGGCGCGACGCGCGCCCGCACCACCCACTGACTGAGGGAGCATCATGGCGATCAACCTGACGATGAACCTCGTCGAACCGTTTCTCCCGCCGCTCAAAGAGTCGCAGCAGGAACGCGTCGAGGCGTGGCTGTCCGTGCTGCAGGTGATCCTCAACGCGCGATACGGCGCCGGGATCACGCAGGAGCCGGACGGCGGCAACGAGCCCATGTTCCTTTCGGCCGCCGCTGACGCGATCGAGCGCCGTCTCGCTCGCCCCGGCATGGTGCTGCAGCAGAACATCGGTCCGGCCGGTGTTCGATACGACCCGCGCGCAACTCTCGCGCGATGGTTTCTCCCCGAGCAGCTGGACGAGCTCGACGCGGTCGCTGGCTTCGGCGGCGTCCGCAGCGTGCGCACGCCGGCACCGGACGCGATCCGCTACGGCAACCGCGCCAATGCGTACGCGGACACCGTCGACGAGTCCGGCGAGGGTGACGTCATCATCGGGAGCATCTGATGCAGTTCCCGCACGGCGAGCTCGTCGAACGCGACCGACGCCCCGCGGAGGTCGACCCCTACAACCCTGAGCGCGTCACACCGGGCTCGTGGGATGACGCGGAGACGATCGAGCTCCAGGAAGCGTTCGTCGCTTCGAGCTCGTCGACGGCGGTGCAGGACGCAACCAGGTCGCAGATCCTCGGTTCGAAGTCGCTGTA